AATTAACACACCTTAAATTACAACAAGTTGTTGCTAAAATGATACCAGATGGTGTATTTATTGATGCTGATGGATTAAATAGTGTAGACTTAGGTAATGGAGCGTCTTATAACCCTTCTGAGGCTCTTTCAATGTATTTCCAAACAGGTAGTGTTATTGGAAGAAGTTATACGGAGGACGGTGACTTTAATAATGCTCGAGTTCCTATTCAAGAGCTAACAAGCAGTGGATCAAATGCTAAGATCGCAAGTCTTATCAATATGTACAACTACCAGCTTAACATGATTAGAGCTGTAACGGGCATCAATGAGGCTAGAGACGGTAGTAATCCTGATCAATATGCTCTTGTGGGCTTACAAAAACTAGCTGCTTTGAATAGTAATACAGCAACAAGACACGTTATTCAGTCTGGTGTATTCTTAACAAAAAGGCTAGCAGAAGCGATATCTTACAGAATATCCGATATACTTGAGTATGCTGATTTTGCTGAAGACTTTGCAAAAATGATAGGAAAGAATAATTTTGAGATTGTTCAAGAAGTAAAGTCACTACACTTGCATGATTTTGGGATATTTATCGAAATAGAGCCTGATGAAGAAGAGAGACAAATGTTGGAGCAAAACATCCAGCAATCTATTCAATCAGGGCAGATAGGATTAGAAGATGCTATTGACATTCGTAGCATAAAAGATATTGTTCTTGCAAACAGCTTGTTGAAAATACGCAAGGTAAGGAAAGAGAAAAAAGAGATGGAGAAGCAACAAGCGGCTATTCAGATGCAGACTCAAGCAAACACTCAGTCTGCTCAAGCTGCTTCTCAATCAAGAATGCAAGAAGAACAATTCAAGACTCAATCTGAATCACAGATGGAGCAAATGAAAGCGGAGTTAGAGTTGCAACGTATGCAAGCAAAACAGCAACTTGACGCAGAGATGCTAAAACTTAAGCATCAATTCGACCTAGAACTAAAACAAGCAGAAGCTAATATTTTTAAGGGCAGAGAGGAATACAAAGAGAATCGTAAAGATAAGAGAACTGACAAGCAAGCCTCTCAACAGAGTAAATTGATTAGACAACGCAAAGAAAACACGCCACCAGTCGATTTTGAAAAAGAAGGTGAAAGCTCTGATGTTTTAGCTAACTTTAGATCTATGATGGGTCGGCAAAACGCATAGTTTTTTTTAATAATTTTGTACCATAAAATTTAATCTAATATTATTATGAGTGATGTAAATCAGGACGTTGACTTTAAAGTCGATTTGTCTAAACCTCCTGTAAAAGAGGAGGAGGCGAAAGTCCAAGAACCAGAAACAACTGAAGCAGAACCTCAGAGCGAGGAAGTAGCTGAAGTGAAGGAAGATAATACAGTTGAACAAAAAGAAGAGGTAGTTGTAGAGGAGCAACAGCCTAAATCAACTGAAACTGAGCAAAAGGAAAAAAAGCCACAGGAGCTCACAAAAGAAGACATTATAAATGATTATCTAACAGATAGATATCAGATTAATGCAAAAGAATTAGAAGACGTTCTTTCAAATAATGAAGAAGTACTAGACCTTCCAGAGGAAGTTGAAAAGTACTTACAATACAAGGAGCAAACCAACCGAGGTTTGAAGGACTTTGTAAAAGCTAACGAGGATGTTAGTGAATACGAGGATCAGGCTTTGTTACGTGAGTACTACATGCAAACTAACCCGGAGCTGGATGACAACGACATAAGTTATCTAATTAATGAAAAATATAAGGTTGATGAAAATGTCGATACAGAAAGCGACAGGAGAAGGAAGAGTTTAGAGAAAAAGCAAGAGCTGCATAGAGCAAAAGAGTATTTTAATAATATGCGGGAAAAATACAAAGCGCCACTTGAGTCAAGTATGGATGCTTTTCCTGATGATGTTAAAAAGGCTGTTGAGTTCTACCAGCAATATAATGATGAGGCTGCAAACCAAGAAAAACTGTCTAACGAGCAAAGAAAGATATTTGAGCAGAAGACATCAAGTTTTTTTAATGACAAATTCAAAGGTTTTGAATACAATCTCGGCGAAAAAACTGTGACCTACAAGCCAAAAAGCGTTACTGAAGTTGCTGAAAATCAATCAGATTTGAACAACTTTATACAACGCTTTGTGGATGAAAAAGGTTTCTTGAAGGACGCAAATAAATATCATCAATCTTTACACATGGCCATGAACCCAGAGGCTTACGCTAAGTTTTTTTATGAGCAAGGAAAAGCCGATGCGGTTAATGAAGTGGTCAAGGATGGAAAGAATATTGATATGAATGTGCGCACAAACGTTGATTCATCGAAACCCGGAACTAAATTTAAGGTTGTAGATAGCAACCAAGGGTTTGGATCTGGACTTAAGATTAAAAAAAGATAAATAAAAACCTTAAAAGACATTTAAAAAATGGCACAATCTATTAATTTTGACGGGGGAGGAACTGGTTCAGTTGCTATTAGCGGTTCTACATCCCTAACTCCTGCTCCAGGAAAGTCGTTAGCTAACACTAACTACCTTTCTAATAGCAGTTATACATTTGCTCAGCAATACTTACCAGACTTGTATGAGAAAGAATTTGAGCGTTACGGAAATCGTTCTGTAGCATCTTTCTTACGTATGGTAGGTGCTGAAATTCCTTCTAGCTCTGACTTAATCAAGTGGAGTGAGCAAGGGAGATTGCACTTACAAGACACAGGTGCAATCCACTCTGACGGAACAACTATCGACGGATTAACTTCTCACAGTTTCCGTTTAAACCAAACTATTATCATTTCTACAGCTAATGCAGCTTCTCAGGCTAAAGCACTTATCACAGGTGTTGCTGATGACAGCATCACTGTTAAGACATTTGCTACGTTAAGCTTACTAGACTCTGCAAGTTCTGGTGATGGTGCTGGGCCTTTTGATAACGACAATGCTGTGACAATCTTTGTTTACGGTTCTGAGTTTAAGAAAGGTGTTAATGGTATGGATGGATCTCTAGAAGCAGACTTTGAGTCTAAAGAGAACAATCCGATCATCATCAAAGATAAGTATGAAGTTTCAGGATCTGAAATGGCTCATATTGGTTGGGTAGAAGTAACATCTGAAAACGGTGCATCTGGATACCTTTGGTACTTGAAGTCAGAAAGTGAAACAAGACTACGTTTCGAAGATTATCTAGAAACAGCAATGATTGAAGGCGAGCCTGCAATCAATGACGGTACTATCACTTCTGCAGCTCACACAGCTGGATATAAAGGTACAAAAGGTCTCTTCTATGAAGTAGAGAACAATGGTAACACTACTAGTGGAACTATTGACTCTAGAGAAGATCTAGAAGCTTTAGCTAAAGTCCTTGACAAAGAAGGTGCGATCCAAGAAAACGTGATTTTCGCTAACCGCGCAACTTCTTTTGATATTGACAAAGTATTAGCTGCTCAAAACAACTCAGGAGCATCAACTGCTTCTTACGGTTTGTTTGACAATGATGAAGATATGGCATTAAATCTTGGATTTACAGGGTTCCGTATCGGGTATGACTTCTACAAGTCTGACTGGAAATACCTTAACGACGCTACTACTCGTGGCAACGTTGGAGGTGTTGATGGTATCGTTGTACCAGCAGGTACTACAACTGTTTATGATCAAGTACTAGGAGAAAACGCTAAGCGTCCATTCCTACACGTTCGCTACCGAGTATCTCCAACTGAAGACAGAAAGTATAAGTCTTGGGTTGTTGGTTCTGCAGGTGGTGCAGCGACTACTGATAAAGACAACATGGAGGTTCACTTCTTGTCAGAGCGTGCGCTTTGTACAATGGGTGTAAACAACTTCATTTTGATGCAGTAATATTACATAAGGAGGGAGCTTATTTAAGCTTCCCTCCTTTTTTTAAATTAAATCAAATTATAATAAAATGGCAAAAACTATTACAGTATCTGGGTATAATGCACTTTTCCCAGATTTTGAACAAAAAACAAGGGTGTTCATCCTAACCGGAAACAAAGCACCCATCCGATCAATGATATCGGTAAAACACACAGGTAGAAAACCTCTCACTTATTTTGATGGTAAACTAAACAGAGCATTACGTTATGCTACGAATCAACTAAGTCCTTTTGTTGATGAGCAAGACGGTGTAGTTACTTTAGAGCCTATTGTTTTTGAGAACGGCAAGCTTATCGTTCCTGATTGGAATGTAAACTTGCAGAAGTTTTTATTAATACACCCTGACTTCAACAAGAAATTTATTGAGCTTGATAAGGAGAAGAAAGCGAGTAAAGAGGTAGAGAGTATTTACTCAGAACTTGATGCTCAAATCGCAGCTAAAGATATGGATATCGAAGACTTGGAAGCTATAGCCAGAGTGACTATGAAGTCCAATGTTAGCAATTTAACATCATCGGAGTTGCGTAGAGATATGATTATATGGGCTAAAAAGAATCCAGGTGAGTTTATGGCACTTGCCGATGACGAAAATCTAAAGTTGAGAAACGTAGCTGTTAGAGCAGTTGAACTAGGTATTCTTCATGTTAAAGGTGACAATAGAACTGTAACATGGGCTGATGATCAAAAAAATAAAATAATGGTGGCTCCGTTTGGAGAAAACCTATATCATTCATTAGCTTTGTTCTTTAAGACAGACGAAGGTCTAGATGTGCTTCAAAAGATTACGAATAAGCTATAAGCACAAACAAATCCGTGAAAGGGGGAGGTCGCAAATTGTGACCTCTTTTTTTTTGTACTTTTGTAGAAAATATATCCTATGATTAATAGCGTTAGAAACACTGTTTTGTTTTTGCTAAACAAGGACAATAGAGGGTATGTATCACCATTAGAATTTGACTATTTTGCTAAGCAAGCTCAGTTAGAGATATTCGAGCAATACTTTTCCGATTACTCTAGAGCTGTTGCTGCCCAAAACTCAAGAAAAAAAGCACTGAACTATGGTGATAGCGTTTCTCATATTCAGAATAAAATAGATATATTCACAAAGAACGCCCCGCTCACCTACGATACAGATCATTTTAACACACCTGATGACCTGTATAAACTGATAAATGTGGTCTATGGTGGTAAAGTAGTTCAAGAGGTTGCAAGTCATAAGTATGACATGATTGTGAACAGCAATCTGACAAAACCATCTGTAACATACCCTATATATAAAAGAACTGACAACAGTTTATTTGTTAGTCCCAGTAGCATAACATCCACAGTATCAGCTAACTATGTCAGAAAGCCACAAGATCCACATTGGGGTCACACTATGCTAGCTGGCGATCCTGTGTACAATGAAGATAGCTCTACTGATTTCGAAATCCCAGCTTCAGATGAAACAGAACTTGTTATTAAAATATGCAAGTTGGCAGGTCTAAGTATTAGAGAGGCAGATGTTGTACAACTTGCTATGAACGAGGAGCAGTCTAACTTTGTTAAAGAAAACTCATAACACATGCCTACAATTGGAACACATATAGATCAGAGAGAATACTATCAGAATAGTGGTACTGAGCCCACAACCGACAATTGGGGGACATATCAGTACATGTTGTTACAAGACATCATCAATAACTTTTTGTTGACCTATGTGGGTGATGACAAGGTCATTAATAAAGTAGATAGAAACGAAGTTATATTCCACGCTAAAAGAGGGTTACAAGAGCTTCATTATGACGCACTACGAGAAACTAGAGGATTTGAGGTAGAGATTCCTGACACATTGAAGGTTCATCTTCCTCATGACTTTGTGAGCGCTGTAAAGGTCTCTTATGTAGGCGACCAGGGCCTTGCTTACGAAATAACACAAAATTTTAACACTGCTACTCCAAAGAGTTATTTGCAAGACAATACGCCACTCAAAAACATTTTGATGGACAACGACGACAATGCGCTTACTGGTACACCTGTTATCGAGCAAAATTGGAAAGATGCTAAATCAAGTGAGGTTAGAGAAGCAGATAGCAGCTTAGTAGGTAAAAGGTTTGGGATGGACACAGCCTCCGCATCTAGTAATGGAAGTTATGTGTTGGATAAAGATCAAGGATACATGTTGTTTAGCTCCGATTTAGCAGATAAAAACATTATTATAGAATATGTGTCCGACGGTATGTACGGCTTAGCAGACAGCGAGATTAAAGTACATAAGCTAGCTGAAACATTCATGTACGACTACATGG